CCCAGGTCAACTATTCCTCGATCCGGGCGGGGCTGGTCGAGTTCCGCCGCCAGATCGACGCCGTGCAATGGCAGCTGTTCATTCCGATGTTCTGTGCACCGGTCTGGCGCTGGTTCACGGAAGCCGCGTGGGCGGCTGGACAGATCCCTACACCGGATGTGCCGGTCGAATGGTCACCGCCGAAGTTCGAGGCGGTCGATCCTCAGAAAGACGCGATGGCGAACCTGCTCTCGATCCGCTCGGGCACCATGACGCTGGCTGAGGTGATCGCCCGGCAGGGCCGCAATCCCGACGCCGTGCTGGCCGAGATCGCCGCGACCAACGCCAAGCTCGACGCGCTCGGCCTGGTGCTCGACAGCGATCCGCGGCGCGTCACCAAGACCGGCAGCGCGCAATCGAATGATCCGACTGCCGATGGTGACACGCCTCCGGCCCCCAACGACTGACCTTCAGGATTTTCCATGGACACGATGATCGAACTGCCGGCCATGCGCCGGGTGGCGGAGCTTGCGCCCAACACGGCGGATGCCGACACCCGCACCGTCGAGGTGGTCTGGTCGGCGGGAGCCCGCATTCGCCGCTCGACCTTCTTTGGCGAGCCTTATGACGAAGAGCTGAGCCTGGACCCGGCGCACGTCCGGCTGGAACGCCTGAACGCCGGGGCGCCCTTCCTGAAGGTGCATGAACTGACCGAGCTCGACGCGGTGATCGGCTCGATCGTGCCGGGATCGGCACGGATCGAGAATGGCCGGGGTATTGCTCTGGTGCGCTTGTCCGAGCGCGCGGACGTCGAGCCGATCTGGCGCGACATCCAGGCCGGGCACATCCGCGCTGTCTCCATCGGCTACCAGGTCCACCGTTTCGAGGTCTCGAAACCCGAAGGAGGCCGCGAGCTGTGGCGCGCCGTGGACTGGACCCCGTTCGAAGTTTCCGCCGTGGCGGTCGGCGCTGATCCCGCGGCCGGCTTCCGAAACCAATCCCCGCTTCACGACTGCGTCCTTCACCGCCGGGACGCCCCTGCAACCCTGAAAGGACCCATCCCGATGACTGACCAGACCAAGCCCGCGGCGGACGATGCCGCCGAACAGTCGACCGTGACGGCCGCGACCGAGGAAGCAAGCATGACTGAACCGAAGGAGCGTGCCATCGAGACTCGCTCCCAGCCGAAAGCTCCGAAGCCCGCGGCAACGTCCGCAGTGGTGGAGGAGGCAGAAGCGCTGGTCAGCCGCGCCCGCGATGCCGAGCGTGACCGCGTCTCCACCATCTACGACCTGGCCGGGCGTCTGAACCTAGAGCGCGGCTTTGCCGAAGACCTCGTCAAGCGCGGCGTCAATATCGATGAATCGCGCCGGCTGATCCTCGATCAGGTTGCCGCCAAGTCGGACGAGACCCGGACGTTCCCGCATGTCTCGGTCCCCTTGGGCGGCCGCGACGAGAGGATCACCCGCCGCGACGCGGTGGCGAATGCGCTGCTGCACCGCTACAGCCCGACCCTCTTCCAGCTTGAGGACGCGGCACGCCAGTATCGCGGCATGACGCTGCTGGAGCTCGCCCGCGAAAGCCTCGGCAATGCCGGGGTGAACACGCGCGGCCTGTCGCGCGACGAGGTGGCGACGCGGGCTCTCCACACGACTTCCGACTTCCCCGAGATCCTGTCCGCCGTTACCAACAAGACGCTGCGCCAAGCCTATGAGGCCTATCCTCGCACCTTCATGCTCTTCTGCCGTCAGGTACTCGCCACTGACTTCAAAGCGATGCACAGGGTGCAGCTCGGCGAAGCGCCGCAGCTGCTGGAGGTCGGCGAGAGCGGCGAGTTCAAGCGCGGCACGCTCGGCGAGTCCAAGGAGAGCTACAAGGTCAAGACTTATGGCCGGGTGGTCGCGATCACCCGCCAGACGCTGATCAACGACGATCTCGACGCGTTCACCCGGATCCCGGCGATGTACGGCAACTCGATCGCCCAGCTGGAGTCGGACGTGGTCTGGGGCATCATCACCTCGAACCCGGCGATGGCAGATGGGAATGCACTGTTCCACACCACCCACAAGAACCTCGCTGGCACTGGCGCGGCGCTTGATGTGAGCAGTGTGGGTGCAGCTCGCGCGGCGATGGCCAAGCAGACCGGGCTCGACAAGAAGACAGTGCTGAATATCCGTCCCGCCTTCCTGATCGTGCCGGCCTCGCTGGAACTCAAGGCTGAGCAGCTGGTCGCCCAGAACCTCGTGCCTGCCGCGACCTCCAGCGTGGTGCCGCAGTCGATCCGCACGCTCGCGCCGATCAGCGAGCCCCGGCTCGACGCGGTCAGCGAAACCGCCTGGTATCTGGCGGCCAGTCCGAACCAGATCGACACGATCGAGTACGCCTATCTCGAAGGCCAGCAGGGCGCTTACGTCGAGACGCGGAACGGCTTCGATGTCGACGGCGTCGAGATCAAGTGCCGCCTCGACTTCGGCGCCAAGGCCATCGACTGGCGCGGCCTCTACAAGAACCCGGGCGCGTAAGCCCGGTCACCCTTGAACACTGAACCCTGACGCCGGGCGACAGCAATGCCGTCCGTTCCTCCCCCTTTTTCGCGAAAGGATCCCGCGATGAAAAATTACGTCCAGCCCGGCAATACGATCACACTGACCGCTCCTTACGCGGTGGCCTCCGGCGATGGTCTGCTCGTCGGCTCCATCTTTGGCGTTGCCTCAGGTGATGCCGCCAATGGGACCTCGGTCGAAGCAGCCCTCGTAGGCGTATTCGATCTCAAGAAGGTCGCCTCTCAGGCTTGGGCCGTCGGCGACAAGGTCTACTGGGACAACACCAACAAAGAGGCCACCAAGACGGCCACGAGCAACACGCTCATCGGGGCGGCGACCGAAGCCGTGGCCAATGGTGCGGGCGATGTCGTGGGACGTGTCCGCCTCAATGGCAGCTTCTGATGTCGGCCATAGCGGCCGCCTTCGAGACGCTGTTTGCCGATCCCAATATGGCCCGGGACGCGGTTTTCACGCCAACGGGTGGCGTTGCTGTGCCGGTACGGATCGTCGTGCGGCGTCCCGACAGGGTGTCAGACTTCGGAGAAACCCGCCTCCACGCGGAGACGACCGTCATCGATATCCGCGTCGCCGATGCGCCCGCGCTCGCCAGCGGCGACGCCTTCGAGATCGATGCAGAATCCTATGTTGTGCAGGGGGAGCCTCTGCGCGACGCCGAGCGGCTGATCTGGACGGCGGAGCTACGCAGTGCATGAGACTGTCAGCGACGATCATTGGCGATATCGGCCGCATCATGGCCGAGGAGGTCAAAGCCGCCGAACAGGCCGTCTCGAAAGGCGTTGGCGAGGCGACCGAGGGGCTCAAGACCGAGCTCAGGACGCAAGTTACCAATGCCGGGCTCGGTCCCCGGCTGGCCCGGACCTGGCGATCTGAGCTCTTCCCCAGGGGGCAGGCCAGCATCAGCGCGGCGGGTCTTGTCTGGTCGAAAGCGCCGGGCATCATCCGTGTCTACGAGAACGGCGCCATCATCCGTTCAAGGAACGGCTTCTTTCTCGCCATCCCCACGGCTGCCGCCGGACGCTTTGGCGATGGCGGCCGCAAGATCACGCCGGGCGGATGGGAGCGGCGAACAGGACAGCGGCTGCGCTTTGTCTATCGCCGCAATGGCGCATCTCTGCTCGTTGCCGACAATATGCGGGCGCGAACCGGCAAGCGCGGCGGATACTCACGAGCAAGTGCCGCCGCGCTGCGCAGCGGGCGGGGACTTGTGACTGTGCCCATCTTCATTCTGGTGCCGCAGGTGTCGGTCCGCAAACGGCTCGATGTCGTCTCCGCCGCGGAGCGCTGGGTGGATCGCTTGCCCGGCCTCGTCACGCGCAACTGGTTTTCCGGCGATGAGAGGAGCAGCTGATGTCACGGCGTGAAGATATTCTCGCAGCGCTCGTTTCGATCCTCGATACCGCACTCGACGCGAACGTGCGTCGCAACGAGGTGCTGCCTGAAAAAGTGCCGGCAGCCGGTCTTGTCATCCTGCGCGATGGCGATCCCGGCGAGCCGGACGTGACGCTCAATCCGCGCACGGAATTTTACGCGCACAGGGTCGAGTTCGAGGTCTATGTGCCCAGCGATCCGGCTGGCGGCGGCGAGGCCGCACTCGATGCGCTGCTTGGGTTGATCGGTATGGCGCTCAGGATCGATCCCTCCCTCGGCGGTCTCGCCGAGAACCTGACGCCGTCGGCGCCCGACATTGGGGCGCTGGGAATAGAGGGCGCGGCCCCGGTCCTCACCGCCCGGCTCGTCGTCACGGCCGAATACCTGGTGAGCGATCCGCTCACCGACTGATCTTCAAGAACAGGAGTGATCCTATGTCCAAGGTGCGCGCTTACGGCGCGGACGCCACGCTGAAGGCTTGCCGTGAGGCGAGCTACGGGGTGGCTCTGCTCTCCGGTTATCGGAGCCTCGATTTCAAATCGACCGACCTCTCTTCGGCCCAACCGCTCGGCGATGATCCATTGCTGGGGCGGGGGCGCAACGCGCAGGATCCCTATCGCGGTCTCATCACCGATGAGGGCCAGCTCGACATCCCGTTCGATCTGCGCGGTACCGGCTTCTGGTTGACAGGCCTGTTCGGCGATCCCGTGACGACGGCGGTCAAGGCATCGGGATCGATCGCCTTCGCCGCCAATCCTTCACCCGGAGCCACGATCACGCTGAACGGCACGGTCTGGACCTTCGTCTCCGGGACGCCATCGGGCGATGAGACGGAGATCCAGGCGACGGTCACCCAGACCCTCGATCAGCTGGTCAGCAACCTCAATGCGTCTGCCGATGCCGAGATAGCCAAATGCACATATTCCCGGCCGACCAGCACGCAGACGCTGGTGATCGTGTTCGATACGGCAGGGCCGACCGGCAACAGCTTCACGCTCGCTTCGTCCGCC